CTGCATGAGGTACTCAGTTACGGGGTTGTCCGTGTAAGTCACGGAGTTACTTCACACCCAACCCCCCCCCAGGCCGAAGCCCGTAGGGCAAGCAACCAGCTTGTTCTCCAGGTATAGGCCCGGAGGGACAAGCTAATCACTTGTATGGGTGTGAGGGGTCGCCGTCTAAGGCTAAACCAGAAAGGGTGATCCCGACAGGGACCCCCCAATGCTTTGGCTCTGGTACGAGGCAGCGATTGTTCCCTGGTAAGCGCAACCATAAGAACGCTCACTGCCAGATACGGAATTTCGTCCGCCAACTACCACAAGACGGGGCTACGCGCAAAAAGCTGACCCTCAACCTCTTGTCAGGCAACTGTTCCCGGGATCTACCAAGTACCCCGGGTTCAGCCAACTTTCATTTGGAAGAGCCAGCCCCATCCTTACCTGCATGAGGTACTCAGTTACTCTAATTCTGAGTATCGGACAATAATCGCAGGGCCAACGGCCCGACGACTACGGTCCCGGTTACTGCGCGCTTTTGGTCCACTGAAGATAGTGGCAAAGACCGGTTTAAGTGCATCTGCACCTATATCAGTCAGAGCCAGTTCTCGACAGTGGGCAATCGCGTTAGCAGTAGCAGTCATGTGGTTAAGGATGGTTACTTTGTTCGTAGCCACGACCTTGCTTTTCCTTGCTGATATGGCCGCGAAGGGATCCAGGAACAGGCGGATATCAAGGTCTAACCAGACCCTTTTATCTCCCGTTGTCCGGATCCTCCGCGCCTTATCAAGCTCCAATTGTAGGTCCCCGATATTATGTCGGAGAACTGCAAAAGGAGCCAAGGAAAGCAGTGACGATTGGGCGTCCAGCTCCTCAGGGAACAGGTCCACCCACTTGCACCGTTGGTGAAACTGGTGCAAGCGAATGGCCTGCTCCTTGATCGCAGACTCCAGGACTCGTGCTTTGCACTCATGGAGGAGCCACACGATTCTCTCGAGTGACTTCCCCTTGGTTGCACAGCCGAGCATCCTCCCTAGAAGTATCTGGCCGAGAGTATCGGCCTTATACTTACGAAGGGTCTTACCATCGTCGCGAGACGGTAGTAAGAAGAATCTCCACGCTTTCTCAGGTAGGCGCATGCCTTGCCCGAGAAGCGAGAAGATGTCTGCGAACAAGCCCCGGGAAGCCATCATGCGTGACCGAGGTAACCAGCGTGCCTCAAGCTCTCTTACCCAAACCGCTACCTGGTAGAACGACACCCGCTTGATTGCGGAAGTAAGGGGAATGGGTTCCCCTCGCTTCGCTTTCGCGCGAGCGTCGCTCGTCCAAGTTAGCGACTCAAGTAATGAGCCCATAGGCGCGCCAGTTACTTCGACTCCGCGGTATATCGTTCTCTTAGCGAATTCATACATCTCGGATGAGACGTAGGTTTTCGTTTCGGAGATTGACACACCTACCGAAGCTACTATCTTAAGGTACTCCTTGGCGACAGCATCGTTAGCGATAACGATGTCATCACCGAGGATTACGTAGCTTTGAAAGCGGGCTGTTAACCCCGCTCTCTCTGCTGCGAGCCTTACTATAGCGTGGTGAGTGATCGAAAAGGCGGTCCAAGACGAATAAGCACCCATCGGTTGCCCGACTGCGTAGCGCACAGCGCCGCGCAGCTTGGCTCCGAATGAGTACTTATAGTCTCGGTCGACTATCAATCGCTTCCACGAGGCCACATACTCAGGAGACAAGCCCAATGCTTCCAGAACGGGTACCTGTATTGCTACAGGCATCCGATCCGTGGCAGCGGTCAAGTCAATAGAGTAATATGGACCTTGCCGAGGTAGTACGGAGAAGAATCCACCTTGATTAAAGGTCATATCTGACCGTATGCTCCTCAGAAGCCGCATAAGCGACCGATGAAGAGGATACAGTGCAGACTGTGTCCAATAATCAAGAATGGCAACGATCCTGCACTTAGCTTCCTTGTCCTTGACCATGGAAAGCCGCGACTGAATGCCACGGGGTTGGAGAGGGGTCTCCTTCCCACGGACACGCAGCGTGAACTTTCCTAGCCAAGCAAGGAGGCTGACGGAGCGATTTCGCCGGATCGCCTGGATTAACTCATCACCCCCAATGACCAGCAGGTCGCTAAGCTGCTGGTCACTGAGAAGATGAGCATCCTCGACGGACGAAATCAGAGCCTGGGCATTGGGGCCAGCCTTGGTTGTGACGTGAAACCCGTCCCAAACGGGAGGAGTTAGCGTCCAACCATTCAACTTAACGACACGTGCAAGGTCAGTCCCTAAACTGGGATCTATTATGACCGAACACGGGTCGGATATCGTTGATAGGTCGGGCGCCTTCCAACCAGGTAAGATTCGAGATAACCCTAACAAGGTCATCCCTAGTCTCACTCTGGCTGGATCACGCTCACGGAACAGATCGGCGAGGAGGACAGGAAGTCCATCCTCGTCGGTATGTACCCCAAGGCCTTGGTCACCCAGAAGGGGCGATCCCGCAAGGTACCGCAGACACAGTAGCCTACAGTTCTTGCTATAGGCTATAGCGTCCACGGACCCACGGGTTGTCACCCTCTTCTGGACATCCAATGTCCATGTAGAGATCACTTCATTCATGGTTAGTCCTAGATAGACCCTTGCCAGGAAGGTAACCACCTTCCTGAAAAGGAGTATATAAAGGTTAATCATAATGAAGAATTACTTCCCGTTCGCAGTGCATCTCCGAAGAACGAATTTGCTGCGGGGGTCGGGGCGTCCCAGGATCGAGACTCCGGGTGTGTTACCACATCCCGTAGCCTACAAAATAGCACACGTCTCTAGGGTGAAACCTAAGCGGGTGCTTGCGGTCCAGGATGCCTAGAGTTGCGCATGGTGAGTTGTAGGCTCCTCGTG